TTTGTAATTGCCATATATCCGAGAACCTGAGCGGCTATTTCCTGTGGATGTGACTGACTGCCAGGGACTGCAATTATTCCATTTGTACGGTCTGCAACCGCCAAATCAGTAATTACAATTAGCGCTGCAAGTTGTGCAACACCGCCGACTGTATCACCGATTAACGACCTAAAAGGACGGGCAACTTCTTTTTTGTAATTTCCGACAAGTGTATTTCCGATTCCATTATATGAAGAAATCGCTGCACCCACAGTAGCATTAAGACCATAACCGTGGATTAAATTTGTAAAAAACTTTTCATTTTGATTATCGCCTGTTCCCATTGCATCAAGTGCATCCTGAATATCGGGTGTTCCTGCGCCGGCTGTCATTGCTGTTATTACTCCGACAACTCCGGTTGGTAGTTCATCAGATGCGGCAAGGTTAAGACTTATGTCAATAAAATCGCCCCATTGATCACCGCCGCCTTTTGATGTAAATGTTATCACTCCAAGAGCTGATACTGATGTAACTGGAAGGGTGTCATCTGCCAGAATTGCAAGTGCGATTGCGTCACAAATATCCGTGTCTGCATCTGCATCTGATATTGATACTGGTACATATTCGCCTGCAATGTAAAGCGCCAATGTCCCGGCTTTTACTGCTGCCGATCCTGTAAAGTCAATTTCTCCGGTTGCATACGCCGCCGCGCCTGCTTCGGCTTGTGGGATTATCCATGTTTCAACATTGCCGGCTTTAAATGCTGCTTTTGCCAGTCTATGCAACATAAAACCATATCCGGTTTGTCCGCCAACATCTGCGGCACTAAAAACCTGTATAGGAACATTAGCGACAATTGTTGCATATGTTGCGGCATCATAAGTGCCAATTATGACATTTTTCTGCGGAACTAAACTGGCTGCAACTGCGAATTGTTCGTTCTCAATTCCGACGCCATTAACTGCCGCAAGGCTTGTTGGTGTTATTGTCATTTATTTTACCTCCATTAATAATTTTCTACTTCTACGCCTGCGCCTTCTGTATCGCCGGCGGTAACTATTGTGTCAATTGTTGACGTTTCAGGGGTGTTTCCAAGATCTCCGGAAACTGATTCCTGAACACGACAAGTGTATTTCATATTTGCTGTTTTTACTACAAGATCGCCACGTTCAAGCAATGTGTCTTTTTGGATTCTGTCAATCCATCTGCTTGCAATATCGGGCTTATCAAGTCCAAGTGTTTCATTTCTTTTGTCCATTAAAATGTTCCACACATTATCAATTAAAGCATCAATTAAACCATCTGCAACTTCCGAAGCTTCGCGGACTGCAAGAAGTGCCGCCGCTTTTTCTGCTGGTGTTGATGTTGCTGAATCAAGTACAGAAATATCGCCTTTTGCTGTTGCCGATACTTGCATGTCAATTTCAATTGTAATCTCCTGTGATTTTGTTCCGCGCATTCTGCCTGATTTCGGAAACGCACCATCGGCAAAATAAACCTGTACTAATCCGCCTATAATTTCATCGGGCGATTTTGATTGTACTTGACGACCGAGGACAGTAAATCGACTTTCAGATTCACCGTCTAAAGTTGTTACAAGTGCGGTCTTGACTGTGCGAAACATCATTGTCATGATGTAGGTTCATCCTCTGCTTCAATTTTTTGCGGATAAATTCTAATGAAACCAATGTCAGTTCCTGATTCTGTTGTGCGGTCTGCGCTGAAAAGAAACCTGACTTTTGGAGCGCCGGAAACTGGTGAAATTGGAATTTTAATGTACCATTTTTCACCAGGTTGCGGCACTCTGTCTAAGCTTGAAATTCTGAGCGTGATAACAGGATTATTGACAATCATTGTCTCACCTGTTACCGGATTTTCCCTGCTTGTGAAATATAGAACCTGTCCGCCAAGTAATTCCGTAGGGTCGTTTTTATTTAATATTTGTTGGACACCGTCAGGACTTGTTAATTCAACTGGCATTTTCCATTCGCCTTCGATGGATTCTGCAAGGTCAAGTTCTATTTGTTCACGCAAGTTAATCATTGCTCAGTATTATCCTCTGTCTCATAAGATTTTTCTTTTTTCTCTTTTGGCTTTTTTTCTGGAGCTGGCGCATCAACTACAATTTTAACCAGCCCATCTGCAACAAAAGATTCGAGTCTTTCTTTTGACAATATACCCTCAGGCACTTCCGTGCCTAAAGGATATGATCTTTTGTTCGCCCATAATTGAGTTTTTTTATCATTCCAGATTATCATCTTATGTTGTTCCTGCGTCAATTAAACCTGAAAGTGTAACGAAGGCATCGGTTTGTGTAGTTGCAAAAATTGGTGCCGATTAAGTTCGTATGGTTATCTTTTTGCCGTCGGTTATTTCATACCCATCATTATAAAACATTGCAGGGTTAATAACTCCGCCAGCTGCTTTGACGTTTGGTATTGAAGGCATTGCCATCATATTAAAACCGAACCTGTCTTGATACCATGCAGCTTTTTGTGCTGATATTGGTAATAGTTCAGGTGGTCCGAAATACCTGTCACATCTTGCGCCAAAATATGCAAGTAGCGCGTATCCGTCCGGTAAGTAATTTACAGTAGTTCCGGCTGCATTTGTATAAACATCATCATAAGTAAAAAGATATAATCTTCTGCCCTGTGGTGTTGTCAGTCTTCCGATTGCTGTTGCTCCGCCATCTTCAAGAGGTTTTAAATTTGCAGGGAATGTAAATCCTGAATCGCCAACCCTTACAAGGTCGTATCCTCGAATATCTGCAAAAGAGCTAATTGTAGTATCGTTCAAGAATACCTGACAAACATTACCGGCAAGAAATAGGACGTTTGCTCGCACATGTCCGTTCTCACGAAGAACATCACATCCGCCGTCAATGTCTCCAAGTATATCGGCGCCGGCTGCATTCCATGCTGTGGCTGGTGTGATTAAGTTGGCTGCATTTCTGCGGAAATCATATTGCAAATTTGCATCAGAAGTGCCAAGAATTGCATCCATTTTTCCAGCGAATAATGATTGACCTGCAAGAATTTCAAACAGTCTTACATATCTTCTATAATGTTCCATGTGATAATCACTTGCAAGAAGTCTCATTCTTGTGAGTCTATCCATTTGCTGATATGGATTTTCACCTGCAACCCTTGATAAAAGCTGGCTTGCATTTATAGAACTTTTTTCTTCACCGAGTGGGTAGACCCTGCTAAAAGTGCTGTAATTCTGCCCGTCAGTATTCGGGTTAGTTAAATCCCTTGAGTTTTTATCTCTGTGGATCAGGGCGGCGGTTCTTTCGTTGCCCCTTACGATGTCAATTTCAACGACAAGCGAATTTTCGTTAAAATGTGTTTTGCTTCCGTGTGCCGGATTTCCGAAAAATGACTGCCATACTGTAGTAACTCCGATGATCGATTTTTCGTCAAACATCTCTGTCATAAATCGGCTGTATTGGTCAACTGCATTTGGTGTAATAGCCATTTATTTAAACCTCCTTAATTTTCAAAAGCGTCTATAGCTTCTGATACCTGAATATAAAGCCCAAACATGCCGAGGCATTGAGCTGCTGAAATCACGAAATAAGGAACGGCGGCGGCGGCGCTTATTACACTATCCGCTGTCTGCAAGTCCTGATCCCATACAAGTTCATCTTCATTAAGTACCGCAGAACCACCGACTAAAATCGGTTGATCTTCAGTATCGCCGGCAACCATTGCTGCGGCTGTTATTGCATTCCCAAGAAATATTCCCTGTGGCACGGATTCGCCTTCAAGATTTGTAAGTGCTGTAAATGGCACCCATTCCATATCTGCCGTATTATAAGCCATTACTGTTCCAAATGCAAGTGGGATTGTTCTGGCTGCATCTTGTGCAATTGTTCCATTTTTCGCGAACGAATAACCGTCAAGAATTAACGGGGTTGTGCTGTTGTCCTGTCTTGTTTGTACTGCCATGATTTATACCTCCCTTCCTGTGAGCTTTTTCGCGTGTGCCAATTGCGAATTAAAATCAAGCTCGTTTTTAATTTCACCGTTTTCCGATAAAACTGGTGGCTGCTCGGCTGGTGTGTCGCCGACTGCTTCGGTTTCATCTGCTGCCGCCCCTGAATTTTGAGCTTCCTTTAAAGCGTCAAATGCTGATACTGTTGTCTGTAAAGCTTCAACAGTTTTTGTTCCTTCAAGTACATCAACTGCAATTGCTTTAATTGTTGCCGGA